TATCCTCATACCAACCATCAAAAGAGATAGTTGACTTTACAACCAACGTTAAAACTGCATTTTCAGAAGGTGTAGATCTACTAAATAGACCATGGATAGAATTGAACAACATGTCTGTGTTAGAAAGAAAAGATAGAGATCAAAGAACCTTCAACGCATTCGTAGATGAGTCCGTTGAAGATCCTAGCGAAGTATGGAAGTGGAGAGGTACAAGATCTAAAGCAAGAAACAAAGCAATTCAAATGCATGCTCAACTAACAGCTGGGTATATTATTCCTATGTTCATGGCACAAAATGAAGATGATGAAGAAGATAGAGTTTTTTCTGATATGATGAGAGATATGAGCGAATGGACAATAAATAACTCAGACTACAAATCTGGATTCTTAATGGTAACAATGGGAATGTTGGTAAATCCAGTTACATATATGGGAGCAGAGTATGCAGATGTATACCAAACAATAAAAGAAAAAACAAAATCAGGTTATGCAAAAAAGGAAGTTATAGATGATGTGCTCTCAGGTTTCAATGCTCCAGTATATTCAGCAGATCAAATATTAATATCAAATGCCTTTGAACAAAACATACAAAAACAAACAACCTTAATAAAAAGAAGATACATAGACTATACTGAAGCTGAAGCAAGGTATGGCGAACATGAGAATTGGGTGTATGTTTCACCAGGAACCAAATCACTTTACTCTGATGATGATGGAATGTTTTATGATGTCAAAGACGATGACCATCCAACACTAGTAGAGGAGGCGATTTATTTAAACAGAAGAGAAGACTGTGAGGTTGCATTTGTAGGTGGTATATATATGGGAGACACTGATGTGGAGAATGGCAATCCAATAAAACACAGAGACCACAAAGGAAATCCAAAATACAACGTAACTCCATTTGGTTATCAGAGAATTAATGAACACTTCTATTTTTACAAGTCTCTTACCAATGCACATTACTGGGACAACCAACTACTAGATGCTCAATATGAAATGGGTATGAATAGAATCTTCCTAGATACAAATATGCCACTAGCAATATCAGGAACCGATAATGTTGATTCAGATATTATATTCCCAAGCTCAATAACAGCATTCGCAGATAAGGACGCAAAGGTATCAGCAATACTGCCACAAGCAAATATATCAAATATATTCAGTGGAATGAATCAGGTAGAAAGATCTATGGAAGAAGCTTCTGTGTCAGATCTTACTGGTGGACAACAAGGTGGACCAGCTCAAACAGCAACCGCAACTTCTATTGCAAACTTTAATGCAAAGATAATGCTTCAGGGTGTAGGTAAAACATTAGCTGAATCAATTGTCCAATATGGAAATCTTATGAAAGACATTATAATAAATCATATGACAATCCCACAAGTAATGGAAATTGCAGGTAGTGGTGCAACCAAGCTTAAATACAGAACATTTGTATTAAATAAGAAGCAGGTAGGCGGCAAAGAGGTTAGTAAAACTCTTAAATTTGATGAATCTCTATTAGGGAAAGACCTGTCTGGTAGTGATATTAAAAACAAAGAAATCAAGATGTTGGATGATATAGATTATCCAGACCATAAGAATCATGTTTATAGAATTAATCCAGAATTGTTTGCTAAATACAACTATATGGCTTATGTGGAACCAGAAAGAATGTTTCCTAAGAATGAAGAATTTATGCAGGCAATGTTATCACAAATATATACACAGTTGAGACAAGACCCATTAATTAAAGCAGATCAATTAGTAAGAAAAACTCTTTATGCATATCGTGGCATACTAGGTGACACAGATGATATGATGCAAGAGCCACAACAAGAGCAACCACCAGGATTATTAGGAATTGGAGCAGATGCTCCTCCGCCTGATGGTGCAGCACCTGCAAATGTAGGTAAAGAAGTGATACAAAAGGTAGCAAATAAGAGTGCAGTAGGTCGATAATTATAAATATAACTAAACAATACAATGCAAGTAGGAAAATATAGTTTAATAAATGAAGAGAAGGTAGACAGAGCAATTAATGGTACTATTGGAATGGACAATGTTATTAAAGGAGGAGTTGGTTCATCAGACGAAGCTGCTTTGTTAGCTGAATATGATAAGTTGGGAGGTGCAATAATGAAAGGCACAGACAAGGTAAAAATGGGTTCATTCTTTGATTTTAAGAATGCAAAACCATTTACTAATCCAAAAGTTTCTTTTATATTCTCAGTGAATGGAAAGTTTGTAGAAGTTGAAGATGGAGTAGAACTTCCAGGAGAGATAAAAGCAGTAAAGGTAGCCAAGGAAGAAGGAACAGAGAAGAAAGTAAAGAAATCAACAAAATAGCATGACAAACATCTCAGAGAAAAAAATTTTGCAGAATAAATTAGCCAAGTTTTTGGTAGATGATGTTTTTAATACAATTACAGACGATGATATACTTACAGTTATTCCAACAGAGAGAGGAGCCCCTGAGAGTTGGAGGTACCAAAACAAAACACTGACACCCGGACAAATTCTAGCTCTTAAAAACCAATCAACCCAGTTCTATAATTCAGATCTATGGAAGTTGCTAAAAAGCGAACTCATATATCTGGCACAAAAGAATGGAATGGAGAGAGCACAGACAGCGGATGATTTGATTGCAAGTAAGATGTTACAGTATTTAGTAGATACAGTAGATAGCAGATTGAAAACTATGATAAAATAATCACCACAAGTGGTTGAATGATGTATTTATAAATATGAATATATCCTTCAGCCACTTAAATCGAGTGGTGTTCTCTAGCAGGGAGAATAACTCTGACGTCCCAAGGGACTTTAATAATTAAGAACACTTGAGCGACAAGTATAAAATCGACGTTAACAAAATGACTAAAGAAGAAATTGAAATTGCAGAAGCACAAGCTAAAGCAGAAGAAGAAGCTAAAGCAAAAACTGATGCAGAAGCTGCCAAAAAATCTAAAGAAGAGGAAGGTGGCGAAGAAAAAGGAACATTGACAACAATTGATTATAAGGCAGAACTCGAAAAGGAAAAGAAAGCTAGAGCTGATGCAGAAGCACTTATTGCTGCTAATAAATTTAGGAGCAGCCATAAGAAGGATGATGAAGGCAAAGAGGGTAAACCAGACGACGAAGATAACAAACCAGTTACTCGTAAAGATCTTGCTATTGCTCTTGAGTCTAATCAACAAAGAATTTCTAAAGAAGCAAATGTAGAGAGAGTATCAATTATTGCAGATGAGATTGCTGATTCTCCGGAAGAAGCAGAGCTCATTGCAGAAATTTATAAAAATCGACAATTTCCATCTCATTTAAGTTTGAGAGAACAAATTGAAGAATCTCATGCAATTGCAAATAGAAAAAAAATAACTTCTGTTAATTCAGAGCTAACACGTGCTCTCAAAGCGAAAGGCAATGCTTCGAAAGATGCAGCTGGGACAATGAGAGATGGACAACAAGGTGTAAAACCAAACATGTCCGCCAATGATGAGAATGCATATAAAAGAGCAGGTTTTGTTTATGATACAGCAAGTAGGATATGGACAAAGAAACTTCCAAACGGAAAAACTTTGTGCAAAGATCCAAAGTCAAAAGCAACCTACGTCAAGTAATCAATATTATTAACACAAAATACATCTATATGGTGTATTGAGATAATCAATAAAAGAGCGAAGTATTTAATAGATACGAGCTTTTTTATTATAAAAAAATGAAAGCAGATTTAAAAGTAGTAGGACCATGTGCAATATTTCCAAGATACTTGGTAGCAGGTGGTACTCAAATCAAAGTAGGTGAACCAGTTCACTCAGTTGCTACTTATTCAGGAGGAGCTGCAACAGCAAATACAATGGTATTGGCTGCAGCAGATACTCCTGTAATAGGAACTCACAATTTTGGTGGGGTTGCAAATGAAGATTCAAACAATGTAGCAGCAGGAACTGTTCTTGAACAATTCTTGAATGTAGCAACACCTGTGCCAAACACTGGAAGAATTCGTGGAAAGGCTGAAACTGCAGCAAATGTAGATACATTATCAGAGCTAGCAGCTATTATTATGGACAAATCACTTATCAACTACGACGCAACAGGAGGAACAGATGGTGGTGAATTGTATACCATTAAAGATACAGCAGCTGCAGACGTTAATGGTTTGATAATTGTAGGTGGAAACATAGCATTATCAACACTTGATGTAGTTGTAGAAGGCAGAGCATATTGCATAGACGTTACTTAATTATTAATTTACTAACAAATAGAATTTGAATAAAATAAAAATTCTATATAAATATTATGAATCCACAAGGAGGACATACATACCAACTTTCCCCAGATGCTTGTCAAACAGAAATTGATGCAGTGGCATGGGAAAAGTATCAGAGAACACAACAACCAGGATATGTATCAGCACAAGATTCATGGTTCTTTAAACAATCAAGTTCAGAATTACTTGCTTACACATGGGATGAAGATTCTAATGTAGGTGGTTTTGATGAAACAGATGAACAAGAAGAGCTTACGAATTCTGATACATTTATTGGAAACACAAAGACAAAGAAGATGCAAAAATGGACAAAACAAATTCCGGTATCTTTGGAGGCTTTTAAGGCAGACAATGTAGGAAAGAGAGCTAAGATAGGAGAACAAATGGGTGACAGAGCTCGTTTGACACAAGATAAGAAAGCTATATTAAACACTTATGGTGATGCTTTCGATGGTTCAGTTAATACAACTCCAGACGGAGAAGCATTAGCTTCAAATTCACACACTACTCTAAAAGGAGTAACTGTGGACAACTTAGAAACAGGGGTATTTGATGCAGATAATCTTTGGACAATTGTTCAATCATTGGCTAATCAAAAAGCTCAAGATGGTGAAGCAGGATCTTATGTATTCGAAGGACTTATGATTCCATTTATTCTTTACAAAACAGCAAAGGAAGTTATGGACTCTTCATTAGTACCAGCATCTGCAGAAAATCAAATCAACATATTTGATACTACATATGGAACAGTAAGAATTGCAGCTTCAATATTCTTGGGCTCAACTTACAATAGCGCAACAAATGCAAATACATCTTTCCACGTCACATCATCACAACACATGATTAACAGAAAGACTTTCATGGGCTTGTCAACAACATTGATTCCACCAGAGAATACAGCAAATGATTCATGGATCTACAGAGCAAGATTTATGGAATCTCATTTTCCAGAGACATTCTCAGGATATGTAGGATCTAATGGAACAGTAGCTTAAATTATTATCACTTTAACCAACCAACATATATGAAAAACAATAAATATATAACTGGGATTGCAATAGCACTAGCAATAGTTCTTGCATTCTTAGTTGGAATTGCGGTTGGTGGTAATACAAGCCAATCGTTAGAGTTAGGAGCAGCACATGCCAATAGATTCCCAAGTGGATATATTGACACAGGATATGGTTATTATGTAGATGGTACTGCAGTTATAGATTCTTCAAAGAATATAACAGCAAGTATATTTACACAGGGAGGTGGAATAATTACAGTTTCAACAACCTCTGCAGCATATACACTTACACAGACTGAATTAGAAAGTGGAAATGTTATATCAATTGCAGATACAGGTGTTGCAGCATTAACATTGACACTTCCAGCTACATCAACAATGACCACATTGATTTCTACAGCAGGAGACTCAAGAGAGTGGTTTATAGAAAACCTTCATACAGCAGCAGCAACTACAACAACTGTAGCTACTGGTGCAGGTATTGAGCTTCAAGCTATAGCAAATACAGACGATGTTATAGATGGTGCAGGATGGGGAAAACTTAAATGTTATCGCCAAGCATCAACGGATGTTGTTTGTATAGTTAATGAGTTTGTAGCAGCAGATTAGTTACCTATCCACTTATCTCCTCACTCGACTGGGGGGATAGGATGGGTAGATAACATT